TGCTGACTTAAATGGACCATAACCTACAGCCAAAGGAATGACGTTATTAGCTTCAGATACTGTGTCTAATATAGATGGTTGGTCTGGTAACCATTCTTTGAATGCTATGCGTTGTGTAGGCATATTAAGCCTTCATAATAAATGCTAAAGCATAGTAAGGAACAAGGTTAGCATCTGTTCCACTAGAACCTGTTGTACCTGTATTACCACTAAATGTATGAGTATGGTCTGTTGTATTAACATTAGTTAGCCATCCTGCATTATCATTATCTGTTCCACTAGAACCTGCAGCATTAGTACGACCACTTGTACCAAAAGGTGATGGGTTAACAGGGTTTTCTCCCCATGAACTATCATGTTGGTGGTTTGCACTTTGACCACTTGTAGTACCTGAAAAAGTATGTGTATGGCTTACTACAATAGCATCTTTGCTACCACCAGTTTGCGTATTAGTACCAGTTACTGTTGTATATGCTACGCCAGAAGTATCAGAAAAAGCACCAATAACAAATTTATTGCGTAAGTCTGGAGTTCCACTAGAGCCATTACATAATAACCAACCACTAGGAATAGTAGCAATTGTTCCTGACCACATCATAATCATACCAGCTACAAACGCATTTCCCCATGTTGGAGTATTGCCTGTTCCTGCTGATAAAAGCACTTGACCACTAGCACCTGCAGTTCCGTCTAATTGAAATCCGCCTGTAGCATTAAATGTGCCTGCTACTGTAAATGGGTCACCACTAGAACCATCTTGTTGGTTTTTTAGTAACGACATTAAGCTACGAATAGCATTGTTTACGTTAGCTGGTGAACAACCTTCAGCAATATTGATATTGGTTATATCCGTATTATCTGCTGACGTTGCACTAAATTCTGAAATTTTTGTCTTTGCCATCTTTTATCCTTGTCTTAACCATTGTTCGTTGCCTGGAGTTACGTTTGTCCATTCTGTATTACTAAAATTTTCAGCACCTTCTATATATCCAATAACAAAATATCCTGCATTTACATAAGATGGGTTATTGTCCCAATTCCATATATCTGTAGAAGCTGATACTTCTGTCCATGTTTCTGAACCTGGAGTAACTGGTGTCCATGTTTCATCACCTGGAGTTACAGGTGTCCATCCTTCGCCTTGTATTACGCCTTTAGCAGTAACTGTACCTACACCTTCTACATAAGCAAAAGCTGAATATATAGCTTTAGCACTTGCAGATACTGTAGCAAAAGCGTTTACTTGTGCATTACCTGAATTTATTAAACCACCAAGTGCTGATACTGTAGCAGTTCCTGTTATAGAACCACTATTAGTTCTTATTATGTTATAGTTTACTTCTACTTGAGCATTGGCTGTAATAGAAGCTACACCAGTACGAACTAATGAACCTAACGCTGTAACTGTACCTGTTGCTGTGATACTTGCTGAAGCTAGTGCTATAGAACCGCCAGTAGCAGATACTATAGCTGTTCCTGTTACAGAAGCATTACCAAACTGTGTTCTAGTACCTAATGCAGATACGTCTGCAAACCCATTTATAACTGCACTACCAAATACCAATGCACCGCTTGTAGTAACTGTGACTGTTGCAGTAACATTTATGCTAGCTGTAGATGTTCTAAAGCGTGTTCCTGAAGCACTTACGGTTGCATCTGCTGTTATTGCGGCTGACGCTAAAACATAATTACCTTCTAATTTTATTGCACTAAATGCAAACTCTGAAAAAGCATTTATGCCAAACATTTTAACTACCTACTTTTGTTTGTAGTTCTAATACTTGCTCTTGTAATGTTGTAATAAGTTTTTGTTGCTCTTGAATAGACGCTACAAGATATGGAATAAGTTGAGCAAGATTAATACCTTGTGGGTTAATAGAACCATCTTCATGTACCGCATCTTTTTCACCATGAATTACTTGTGGAAATATTTCTTGAAGTTCGTGAGCAATAAAACCATCTTGGTTTATTTTAGTTCCATCTTTCCAATCAAAGTTTACAGGCTTAACTTGCATAAGTTTAGACAATGTTGCTGATTTGTCCATATCAATTATGTCTTCTTTTAATCTGTAATCAGAACCTTGAACAAAAGAAATTGTTGAGCCACTTGTAAGAATATATCCAGCTTGTGTTGTAGAGCTTGTATAGGCAATAAATGGAATAGCTGAACCTGCTGAATTAGCTACAGAAATACCTCTATCTACAGGATAAGCTCCTGATACTCCAACAGATAATGCGAATGCTCCAGACGCAAAAGCAGTTTTAGAAAGTAATTGACCACCAGAGTCTATACGCCAACGTTCTGAGCCGCCAGTAGAAGCAGCAATGGTATCTGCAGCAGGAAACCATAAACCTGTGTTTAAGTCACCTTTGTGTGCAATAGATGGAGTTCCAACAGCACCATCGCCAAATGAAGCAATAGTATTTACTGTTAATAAAGCATCTGGACTTGTAGTACCAATACCTACATTACCAGAGGAGTCTATACGCATGCGTTCTGCTGCTGCTGTGTATAATAGTATAGTTCCACCTGTTCCACTTAATTGACCAAGCGACAATGTAAAATTATTTCTAGTGCTAAACACACGACCAGCATCAGCTCCTGCAACATCTATAACCATTCCTGTTGAAGCGTTATCTGGGTTATTAAGACTAAATTCACCGCCTTCTACTCCACCACCCCTAGCAACTATTGTTCCATTTACATCTAACTTTGCAGCAGGACTCGTAGTACCAATACCTAATCTACTATTAGTATTATCCCAAAAGAAACCTGCATTGTTTTGTGAGTATGTGCCTGAAGCACCTGCAAATACGACCGAACCTGCAGTAAACGCTGTAGCTGTTCCTGTGCCGCCACTTCCTACTACTAATGTTGATGATAAACCTGCTGCTGTTCCTGTGGTGTTTTGATTAAGTGTAGGAAAGTCTGCTGCTACTGCTGCTGTAAATGCTGACGTTCCATTACCTTTAGCAATACCTGTAAGTGTTGTAGCACCTGTTCCGCCATTACCAACAGGTAGTGTGCCTGTTACGTTAGTTGTTAAATTTGCAAAAGTTGTTGATGTTGTTCCAGTTCCGCCATTGGCTACTGGAAGTGTGCCTGTAACGTTTGTAGTTAAGTTTGTAAATGTAGTAGAAGTTGTGCCAGTACCACCATTAGCAATAGGAAGCGTGCCTGTTACACCTGTAGATAAAGGAAGTCCTGTAGCGTTTGTTAGAGTTGCTGACGCAGGTGTTCCTAATGCAATAGCGTTACCACTAGCATCTGTATATAATCCTTTTTCAGCAGGATAAGTAACAAATACATTTTTTGTGCCAGCACTAAAGTTTACTGCTGTGCCACCATTGCTAGACTCTAATATAGTAGTACGAGATAAAGTAGTTCCTGAAGATGTATAAGTTCCTATACCTACTTCCCATTCTGAACCTAGTACAATAGCGTAGTAAGTAGTGTTACCATCACCTATTACAGAGAATGACTGGAAACCAGATACTGCACCACCAAGCGTAAATGTACCTGTGCCTGTGGTTGTACTTGTTTCTTGTACTCTATCTTTAACGACTAAAGCCATGTTTTACCTTAATAATTTATGTTATTAGCACTTGCTGAATTAGCACCGCTTAATGATATTGTTCCGTTGTTAATGTTACCAATAGCATTAGTATAATTTGATGATGCTTCTAATACGCTTTGGCTAACCCCAGTACTTGTAAAAATGTTTCCGCTTACTACAGCTTTTGAATTACCATCTAAATATAAATCAACATTGGAATTTGCTTCAAAACTACATCCACTTACAATATGTAAGTTACCTCTTAATACCATACCAAATGTATTTAAACTAATGACACATCCAATGAATATAAAGTCAGTACATCCTGAATTTAGATTAACTCCTGCATTTGCAGGACTTCCTCCTGCTACAGCAAATTCACATCCTGTAAATTTCCAATGAACATTAGTACCGTTTGTTGTTAATGCACCACTCGGAGCTGTAGTAAATGAACATCCTGTGCATATTCCCCAGTCTGCTCCATTTATATATAGACCATAACCTTGTCCATTTGTAGAACAGTTACTTAATCTTGTACCTTCGTCAAAAGCTCCGCCACCACCAATAACTTGAAAGCCATAGCTTGAACCATTTTGCACTTTGACATTGACTAAATCACTATCAGCACAATTATCTAATGTAACACCAACATTAGGTTGACTAACAAATAAGTTAGATAGATATGTATTTGCACAATATTTTAAATAGATTCCATTACTAAACGTTCCATTTAATTGCATTTCTGATATTTGAATATATGAACATCTAGCACTTGTAGTATTGCCGTCAATATTTATACCAGTACAACCTGTTTTACTATTGCTTGATAAGTTAATACCACTAATAACAAAGTTACTTACTAATGTACTAGCGTTTGGGTTTACATAGTTTAATAGTTTAATTGAGTTATCACCTGCTAATAAATATACAGATGCACTTTCAAATGATATTAAAGATACATTAGGTTTTAATGTTAATCCTACGCCAGAACCATTGGTTTTAATAAGATAATTACCTGCTGGGAATATAACTACACCTGAAGATATAGAGTCAATAGCACTTTGAATAGCAGCTCTATCATCTGTTGTTCCATCACCTGTAGCACCAAACACTTTTACGTTTACAGCCAATGCTGTTGATGTTCCTGTACCACCATTAGCAATAGGCAGTATTCCAGTAACTTGACTTGTTAAGTTAATTGAGCCACTTAAGTTTGCTGTTGTGTACCCAGTACAATTTGTTAATGTACCACTAGATGGAGTACCTAATGCACCACCAGTTGAATATTTGCCGTTAAACGTATTCCAATCTGTACTTGTAAGATATCCGTTTGCAGATGTAGTTGCAGCAGCCATACTTATAGCTGGTGTAGTACCACCAGATGATACTACTGGAGCAGTTCCAGTTACAGATGTAACAGTTCCTGAACCAGTCGCTGATAATGTACCTGTGCTAAATGATAATCCAGACCCAATAGTTACATTACTAAATCCGCCTGAACCATTACCATAAAGTATAGATGTGCCAGATGTTGCAGGAGCATAATCACTTCCTGAAGTAGCTACAACAAATGTACTACCATTACCTTTAACGATACCACTAATAGATGTTGCTAAAGCACCCCATGATGCTGAAGAACCATCTGTAGTTAAATATTTTCCACTATTACCTGCTTGTGCAGGGGTAAGATTGTTAAAAGCAGTAGTTTTATTAGAAACATCTGATAAGTTATTTACGTTTTCTAATTTAGCATTATTAAGGTTAGTAAAGTTATCGTCAGCTTCTACATACGTTAAAGCAGAACCCTTACCTATTCTGGTAACTATTGTAGTCATTAATTTTTCCTTTTGGCTACTATTGTTCTATTTAATTAAGCTAATGTAACTGAAAGGTTGCCTGTTGAAATCTTAAAGATGTCACCAGAGTCAATAGTTTTAGATGTATCTAATGCTGTATGGTAAAGTAAATTACCTGATGTAGCAGCATCATTAATACCAATCCAGCCTACAGTTCCCCATGAAGCTGTTGCTGTTGGGAAAGTGACGTCAGCAGAATTAGTAGATGCTCCATTAGATGGTGCACCAAATGTGACTGCAGTTCTAGCGTAGCTTCCACCGCTAACTTCTGTACCACTACCTGCGTCTGTAGGGTCTGAAGTCCATAGTGATACATAAACTGTTGCTACGGATGTGTATGTTGTTGCTCGTAGAGTTGCATTAATAAGTGCATTCTCTAAAAAATTACTCATTTCTGCCATAATATTTTCCTTATCGTGGTGTTACGTTTAGTGTTGTGTATGCGTATGTTTGACCTAAGTCGCTTTTCTGAATATTAGCAATTGCTCTATCGTATAATGCTGACCATGTTGCTACTCGTGGGTCATTCATTAAATAAGGTTCTGCTTCTGCTAATGTGGCGTAAAGTAAAGCGTCTGGATAGTATGCTAAGAACAAGTTACTAGAAGTTGTGCTAGAAATAAATGTAGGTTGAGCATAGTATAAAATTTGAATGGTGTAATCTGTATCTTGGCTAGGTGCAAACTGAAACTCTGTACCTAACATTGTAAAGTAGTGTGAACGACCTGATAATGTTGTTTGACCATTACGGAAAAACAAATCAGGTGTTTGGAACTCTAACAGAATAGGTGGGTTACCCTGAAAGTGCATCTCTCTTAACTCTAAGAAGTCAGTAGGAAATGCTACCTTGTTATCCGTAGGAGTAGTTGTAGCTACTTTTAACATAGCTTCTGTTCTTAAGTCACGAGTCATTCTTAACTGTGCCATCTGAATAAAGTCAGGTATGACGCTTGATAAGTCTGTGCGTGCTAAGTAGCTTTCTACTGTCTTCTAATCTCTTCTACTGTTCTGTCTAACCAATTAGAAGTTTGGTAAATATAAGCTATCTTTTCTGGTGGAGGTAACACAACTACGTTTTCACCACTACGATACTCGTGAACTTTAGGTGTTTCTCTATCTGATACACGCCAATCTGTGCAATGGTAGTTATTTACACAGAATCTAGCCCATTCTAAATCAGATGACCTGTGAAAGTAGCCATGGTCTATCAGAATATAGGGTATTTTTTGTTCTCTACAGGCTATTTGTATCTTATCTGCACCATGTAAATTACCTACCATGACTGGAATAGACTTGTTATCCCATTCTCTTGTTAAAATGCCCTTACAATGCTTTTGCAAGCGTTTTAAGACGTTATCTCTGCGTTCTATGCCACTCAGTATTAACTGCATCTAAAACCTGTTCTACGGTTATTGCTTTGCTTTTTAGAAGGCAATGTTGACATACGCTATCATAAGTCCCACATGGCTCTGAACCGTCATGTATATTTCTATGGGTGTCATATCCTAAGTGCCTCGGTGAAGTAAATCCTGTCCATATCACT